AGCGTCCGCCTGCGCCGCCGTAAGATTGGCGTTAAACGCTGCTTGCGCAAATACGGCTCCGTCCTGCTCCTTGTCTTTGGCAAACGCGTATCCTTCCGCTGTTTTCGGCTTTCCGGCTTTCTCCCAGAATTCCGTAACAGCTTCTGCCGCTGCGTCCTTGCCGGGGATAACCACTCCGGAAGCTTTCCCTTCCAGCTCCAGAAATGCTTTCGCCATATCGCCGACCTTTGCAAACTTGGCAAGCTTCGCCGCCATATCCGCGTTACTGCGTATCTCTGGCGGAAGCTGCTCGCACCATGCGGCCAGCTTTACTTCGCTTTCAGGCTGTGTTCCCCCTTGCGCTTTATTCCCCTGTTCAGGTTTAGCGACAGGCTTCTCTCCGTCAGCGCCGGCAGCGCCTTTAAAGGCGTTTGTTAATGTTTCTTCCGCGTTACCGGGCGCCGTTGTCCCGTTATCCGCCGAACCGCTTGCCGCGCCGTCAGGCGACAGCATGATGGGTATTCCCCTGTCCAGGTTTCTCTGCATCATTATTCTCCTCCTTCAGAAACGGAGGTCCGGGCGATAAAGTCCGTCAGGGCTTTTGTATCGCTTACCCCCAGCCGTTCCCGAATAAAAAATTTGGCATATTCATTCAATGCTTTTTCCTGCTTTGTCCGCGTACCTTCATACAGGCGCAAATCGGTTAATAGCATGTTGAGTACTATCTTGCCTTCCTCTGTGCTTAACACTTTGCGGCATGTTTCCACCAGCATTTCATTACGCTCTTGCGGCGTAAGATCCTTGTTCTTCCAAAACTGGAAATCAAACTTCTTTGTCATTGATAAAATCCTCCTGACATTTGTTTATTCATCTCGTCTATCGCAGAGCCGGGATTAACAGGCTCGTTAAGCTTGTCGTAACTGCCCATAAGGGCTTTCTGTGTTTCCATCGCTGCTGCCTGCTGCTGCTGCTGCGCCTGCTGTTCGGCGCGTTGTCTGCGTAATGCTTCTATGTCCTTGTCTTCCCTTATGGCAATTTGCGGAAAGCCCATGCCGTCAAGACCTTTTTTAAGCGTTTCGTCAAAGTCGATTACATCAAGCGCTTCAGGCGACAAATTGGCAACAGCCCCTATCAAACTGATTCCCTGTCCTACCCCGGCGGACTCGTGGTATTTCTTTTGCGCCTGGGCAAGCGGACCTATAAAGTCAACTTTAAGCTGTGCGCCGCTGCGCCCAAGAGACTGCGGCGCTGCGGGCAGCTTGCGCTGTCTGTACAGAATGTTGAAACTGCGCTGGATTATCTTTGTAAGCGCGCTGTTAAGATGAACCACAAGATCGGAAAGAACCGCGGCTTTTTCTCCCTGTAGTTCCATTACATATGTCGCGGTTATGTTCGCAGGACGTTCGTTCATAAGCGCAAGGAAAAAATCTACATGAAACCAGTCCTTAACGCGGTCTTCTATTTTTTTGTGCCTTTCAAAAGTAACAGGAAAGTTAAAACCGGTATCGATTGGCTTTATTATTTCGTCCGGTCTGGTGTAAAAGTTATATCCGTTAGGAACTACATTAACGTTTTGTCTCATTGCATCAGGAACGTTGTAGGCGGGCTCCACTGCCATCTGCGTCATCTTTATCAATGACTGCTCTATGACATTCAGGGCTTTGACATCAATAATCGACTGGATTGCGGGGGAGTCCCCGTAGGCAGTACCGTTAATCGGATCCCATATAAACACCGCAAACGGAAACTCGTTATACCCTGACTCCTCTATAAGCCAGTCCTGCGATTCATCTATGTATACGGACGCATACGGCATATTCAAATTGGATTTTGATTCATTGTCATATTCATCCCGTTTGTATACCGCGTGGATTATTACAAGTTCATTGTTCCATTTCTTTTTATCCTTTAAATCTTCCTGCCTGGTACCGGACAGCTTTTCTTCACCGAAAAACCTTGCAGCGTTTTTAAGCGTCATCGTGTAGCGTCTGAATACTGTGTCTACTTCGTCGTATTCATCTATGTCCAGAAATACTTCCTGCGTATTTAGGTTTATAAACCGTAATTTATTATCTGAAAGCTGCTCGTCAATAAGCATAACCGCGTGTCCGTAGGTCGCGGCAAACTCTATAAACTTTGATACCTGCGGGTACAGATTGGACCTGTTAAACTCCGCGTATAAAACCTTCTCTACCGCTTCAAGCCAGTCTTTCGCTCCGTAACTGTTTGCTATATCAAAGTTTTCAAATCCCAGTTTCTGCCACGCAATGTTTGGCGATATTGAATATCCCACAATCCCGGACCTTAACGTCTTAAGATAATTTGTTGGCTTGCCTGTATACCGCTCCGGCCTTTTAGGATTCCTGTCGTAAGGATTGTCCCAGCTGAATGCTGACGGCGCTATATATTTCTGTACCGCTTTCCACTCCGATTCCCGTTTGGCTCGTTCTGTTCTCAAGTATTCCAGCCGGGTTTTATGTTCAACTACAAACTCTCTTTTATCCTTACTCATCTTTCTCCCTTCCTATATTCTTGACAGCGGATCCCAGCTGTCGCCTTGCCTCTTCAGGTTCCATTGCCCGTTCTGCTTCCTAAGCCAGGTTGCCGGGTTATGCGCGTATTCGCTCATCATCGCGTACCGGCTCTCGTCATATATGTGATCTTCCAGCGCGGTGTTTACATCTTCAGGATTCCCAGGGCATGGTGTAAGCGCAGGTATTGTGCGTATAAAATCTACGCAATGATCAAATATCAACAGCATTGGCTGCCCGTCCCCGCATTCCGTTTTAAGCCGCTGATGAAAGATTGAAAGCCCGTTCTTTCTGTCTTTATTCGCCTTTATCATCTCAAAACCAGCTTCTTCAAATATTTCCGTTTTGGACGGTCCGTCTCCGTCTTTGCTCCACATCGCTGTATCAGCTACCATCTTTGTTATTCCTTCCTGTACCGCCATCTCCCAGCATCTTTCCGCTATTTCTTTCGTGCTCATCTTTACGCCAACGTCTATCTCTCCTTTCTCGCATCCGTACCATTCACCGTACCTGACCATTCGTCCTTCGCTGTTTACTGCCCATTTCCCAAGTGAAAACGGTTTTGAGTAGCCCCAGTCATACGCATAGAACTTTATCCATTCCCCGGCTTCAAGCGCAAACGGCTTTACTACATGTCTGCTTCTTCTAAACTCATCGAATACCTGTCCAGCGAATATATCCCAGTCTCCGCCGCGTAAAGCGCGGTACAAATGACCGGGAAGAAGTTTTAAACGTTCCGCATACCCGGGATCGTTCTTCATAAGCGCGGGGTTGTCTTCAAGTCTTGATGGTATAAATGCCCGGGTTATCGGAAATTCTACCGCTCCGGCTGTCTCCACCGTCTTGTGCGTCTTGTACGCTTCATAGCCGTCTATCCAGCGGGTTTTTATCCACGCATGGCCAACGCCTCCGGGATTTGCGGATGACCTCATGTAACAGGGAACTCCCGCGGCGCTGCGGCAGCGCGTTATCATGTATCGCCAGGCAAAATCAGTCGGGTAATTGCCAAGCTCGTCAAAGCCTATCCATGTATACTGATGTCCCTGATACCTCAGTACGTGTTTGTCCTGTTCAAGATATCTAAACTTTATTGTCGCTCCGTTGCTGAATACATAGTCGCGCCCTTTGTTTACAAGCTTCCCTCCTAATGGCGCGTATATCTGGTTCGCCCGAAGCAGCAGCTCTTCAAGTTCATCGTAAGTCCGGCGGAACATTATTCCCTTCCAGTGCTTCCCGTACTTGTTTACGCCTGAATAAAAATCCATTAACAAAAAATCGCTCTTGCCGCCCCCTGCCGCTCCTCCGAAGAGCAGTTCAAACGCTGGTGACTTTAACGCCAGCGCCTGCTTGTAATGCGGCTTCCACAAAATATTGGTTGCATTCAAAATATTATTCGCATTTCTCTTGTCAAAACCTGTCGTTTTTTCGATCATTCTGCTCATTCTGCCTCCGCGTGATCTTCTTCCATCACTTCGTATTCGGCGTCCTGGGCATTTGCGGCGGCGGCTTCTTCTTCTTCGCGTAATATTTCTACGTCCTTGTCGGTAAGGCATACAACAGGATTGATGATTGTTGTCCCTTCCGCAGACCGCGTTATGTCAAGATAATTGCAGAGCATACTAAGGCTCTTGGTGCGGTCAAACAGTTTTATCTCTTTGCTGTGACGGCTCCTCTTTACTCCTGTTACGCACAATGCCAGCGCTCCAAGTTCTTCAAGGTTTTTCTTGATATTCCCGTACTCATCTATTATGTCTTTGGGATTGTAAAATGACAGCGT